TTCTTCATCTGCGCTGCGCCGGGTTGGGGTGTGAAATAGTATCCGCGTGTCTCCCGATTGGGGCCTGCTGATTTCTCGGCCGCCACCACTGGCGCTGTAATCCCCACTGGCGTTCAGCGCGGCAAGCTGGTCGTCGGCCTCCTGCTCGGTCTCGTGGCACCCCTCCACCTCGCCGGTCGAGTCCTTCACGACGGCGATGCCGCCGCACTCCTCGTGATCTGTGGTTTTGCTCCAGGGCATGAATCTGAGCACAAACAAAAAGAAAGGACGGCCCCTCCGTGGTGGAGAGACCGCCCTGCAACCGATGTCAGGTCGGGGCGCTATAGAGGGCGCGAGCCTAGTAATGTGTATGCCTGATAGATCAACCTACACGCTACGTGTCATGTTTCATGCAAGCCCGACACGCTCTTTATCTACTCGAACGACGCGAAGCCGCCCCTCACTATCGGTGTACAGGCGCACTTCCTCGCCGTCAAGAGCACGGCGGGCAGCCTCCAGGGCAAGGGCGACCTGCTTCTTATCCGGTTCGGGTCGGCGGTCGGGATGGCTCATGGCTACTGGTAGTAGCTGATCGCGTAAGCATAAGCGTGAACGGACAGCGCCTTCTTCACGGGCGGGGGCGGGTCGCCCATCATGCGGCGGTCTAGGCGGGCAAACTCCACCACCTGGAGGGCTCGTCGCCAGTCGCCGTAATTTACCTCTAGGTTTAGCTCGCTCATAACTGCGGAAGGTCGCCAAGGTCAGGCTCAGATGATTGCTCGTCCTGGTACGTCTCCTCGTCCAGTATCGGGAGCATCGTGCACCTACAGTTCACGACGTTAGCAGGACTCCCAGACGGGTCGCCGGGAAACTCCAACCGCTCTCGCGCCTCTTGCGGCCGTCCTGCACGGGGGCTCACCATGAACGGCTGATCCAGGCGCACCGTCTGCCCCTCGCTGTCAGCCTCTAGGTGCCCCGGCCGCACGCGGTTGTCCCGCGTACTGAGCCACTTCCGGCCCACGGCCCCAAGCTCGCGCATGGCCGACATCTGCCCTGCCTCAAACCCCGTTTGCGTTGTCGTGGCGGCGATGCGCTGGGCGCGGCTCTGCTTCCCATCGTCTTGCGGGAGCGCCCCCATGCCCTCCACCTCTTCGGTGATCTTCTCGGCAACGTCTTGAACCGAATTGGACGGGTCGTCCTGGGCAATGCGGATCACCTCGTTGATGCGGCGCCGGGTCGCGTCGGTGATGCCGGTCGCCTGAGCGTTCAGTTGCCGCTGGGCGTTTTGCACAAGCGGATCTTGCGGGTTGAACGCACCCTCGGCCTCAAATTCATCCATCCGGCGCAAGCCCACCTCGAATCCCTGCTGGATGACCTCTGGCACCTCCTGGTCGAACCTCTCCTCTAGGCGGCGCCGCAAGCTGTCTTCGTTTAGGATCTCCGTGGCAGTAAGCAGGCGAGACCCCGACTCGGGGCGGCCGGGGAGCGCAAAGTTTCCGTCCTCCAGTGCCTGCTGGACCTCTTCGGCCGTCACGCCGAACACCGAGGCCATCGCCTGCGCCAGCCCATCTTCGATTGACTGCTTCTCTTCATCGACCTCCTCCGCTTCGCTTTGCCGCACGACCCCCCGCTGACGGGGCGTAAGCCTTCTCCACACCCCTGCCCGCTTTGCGCGGACGTATCCGCCCAGCCCGAGCAGCCCAGCTTTATCAAGCCGCCTGCGCTCGCTACGCGAGGCGGCTACAGAAAATCCCCGACATCGGCATCAGGGTCGCTCGCGCTCTGTCCTGCAAGAAGCGCACCGCTGCCGAGCGGGCGCTGTGCTTGCGGGGCGGTCGGCTCGTCGGCCACCTCGTTGTCGAAGGGCTCTTTGCCGTCCCGCTCGCGGATCTCGTTGCGGGTCCTCAGCCCCGACTCGACCAGGATGCGATCCGTCTCCGCTTGATCGCGGCGGCTGGTCGGCGTCACGTCAGGGGCCATCACGCGAAGCGTGCCCTCTGGCTCGAAGGCTTGCTCTAAGCCCATCGTGAGAAAGAACTTCTGCTTGAGGCGCTGCCCGTACTCCTCCTTCTGGCTGCGCTGCAAGTTCTCGTCGGTTGAGAGGTACACCAGCGGCGGCCGCCCCTGCTCAAAGGTCTGCCGCCTGTACTCCGACGCAAACTTGTCGCCTGCAACCTCACTGGCAAGCGCCTCCAGCAACGATTGCGTCTCGTATGGGGAATGAGGGTCGGTGCGCTTCAACTCCATGATGTCACGCGGGTCCAGCCGGATGTCTCGGCCGTCATCGCGCTCGTAGATGTACCCGTCCACGCCCCCCTCCCGTGATGCGAGCGGCTGTACATACCCGAACTCGGGGTAGATCTCATAGAGGTGCTCAGGGATGCCCCGGCTGTCGTCCCACACAAGCTGCGGGGCGCGGCCCTGAAGGTCCCGAGCCAGAGAAACCCACTTCCAGTACACGTACGGCGAGCGGCTTTCATTCGGGCGCCGGATCAGGTCCAGCCACGGGTGATCTTCCTCGACCTCCTCCCAGCCCTCGCCCGTCTTGCGCTCAACGCGCAAACCGGGACCCTCCCTGGACGGCAGCACGGCACTGGCAAAACGGCGGGCACGGCGGCGCACGCACGCCTCGAACGTGCCGCGCAGAAGCTCCCGCTGCTCGTGCTCGGACGGGCGCCCATAATCACGGAGGCCAAGCACATTGCTGATCGAGTATTGGTCCGCTACCTGAATGTTGGCGCGGGTGCTGGAGCTAAAATCAAACATACCGGAGAACAGTCAGCGTCAGAAAGATCGTGGTGCCAACCGCGTAGACTATCAGGTGCCCCAAGTTGTGGCGGCCGGTGTCCAGGTCCTCCACACGGATTCGTAGCGTGAGGTCGGCGGCCGCCACAAGCGGATACATGAGAAGCCAGAGCAGCAAATGAGTCATACGATCACCATGCTTGGCGAAGAGTCTTGAAGCACCAGCTCTGTCAGACCCCACCCAATGCCGAGCGCGTCGGCGTAGTCCGGCGACCGCCCGAGGCGTGATTTGATGTCCTCCTTCGGCTCGACGCGCACCTCCTTCTTCTTCCCCCGAAAGTCGTAGCGCGGGGCGCACAGGTCCTCTACAAGGTCGGCGGGCGGGTCGGGCAGGGCAAGGCGATAGTCCTTCAACGCCTCTCTAAGTGCCCACCAGAGCTGGGAGCGCAGGTTGTAGAAGTCGTATTGGCTGTTCCCCTCCTGGTATGGCTTCGGGCTGCTGCCTGCTTTCACGGGCACGCCACCGGGCAACTGGTCCACGACGCCTGCGCCGATGCCGACCGCATCCACGCCGACGTTCGGCCAATGAATACCGTGGTCATTGACGGCCCCCTGCACCACCGTCGAGATGCGGGACGTGTCGAGACCGCTGTGCGAGTCGAAGTCTACGGCCGCATTCCCCTCCACGCGGCACAGCACTGTATCGTCGGAGCCAAACCGCGCCACGTCTACCCCGAGCGTCTGCGTGCCGCCTTCGGGCTTCAAGTCCTTGCCCTGCTGAACATACTTGTAAGGGATTACCTGATCGGGGTCGTCGGAGCGGGCCATCTTTCCCTCCACGTAGATTTTTCGCATCGACCCGTCCAGCCGCTCGAACGCCTCCATGTAGTCGTCGGAGATCCACGGATTGTCGGCCTGCGTTGTGTGCTGGACGTACACGCCGTTCTTTTCGGCCCAGCTACGGTGCGGCACGTCTTCGGCGCTGATGCCGAGGTAGTCGTAGATGTCGGCCGCGTCTTTGACCGGATTGAACGTGAGGCTCACGTTCGGGTCAAGCCCCTGTGGCACGCCCCGAAGGCGGAGGTCGAGCTGGGCCAAGTCGGCCTCTTCCCCGTCCTGCTCAGGGAAGTCCATCTGCGTTGCCTCCTCGACCCAGATGTGCGTAATGCCGCTAATGGACTTGAGCTTCTGTTCGTCGTCTAGTCCAGCGTGCAGGATGGACCCGCCCCCGTCAAAGTGGATCTCCATCGCCCGCTTTCGGACAGATACCTCCGGCCAGCGGTTCGTCGCCTTGAGCACGTCCTTGTAGAGCGCGAAGGTGCTTTGGCGGCAGGTGCGCCCCACCTTTCGGATCGTGAGCACGCGAGCCTTCTCATGGCTGCCAGCCGTGTTAATCATGCGCTGGGCCACGTTGACAGACTTGCCCGACCCCGCCCCGCCGACAAGGACGCGGTAGCGGCAATCGGACTGCCAAGACGGCCGATATGTCTTATTGATCTTCAGCATCGGCGGCGTCTACTGATTCGGGATCAACCCACTGCATTTGCATCGCCTCGCCATCGGGTCCGCTGTGCTCCTTGCGCTCCACGTTCGTAAACTTCTCCCCCACCTCCTTCGCCGCCTGCTTCAGCATCCGAGCAGCCTTCTCCACGTTATCCTGCTCCTTCGCCCGCTCGTAGAGGTCCGTCAATTCCCGTAGGCGCACCGCCCGGTGGCTAAGGGGGATGGTGTCGAGGTCGTTCAGGAACGCCTCTCGCGTCTTTTCGAACAGCTCTGCCCACTTGTCGGCCGTGTCCTCGGCGCGGGTCGGGTCGTAGTGTTTCACCTGTTGGCGGGAAACGTCCTTCTCAAACGTCTCAGAGGCCCATTCCGCGACCGCCGTGGGCGACTCAAATGCAGCGAGCCGCTGGACAATCTTCCGTCGCTCTGTGTCTCTGAGAGAAGCCATATCGTAAAAGCTGCGAAAAGCTACGCACGCTACACAAGATACAACGCCGTGCCCGCAGCCGCCGCCCCGAGCACATGCCACAGCGAGTGCAGCCACGAGTCCGAATCGGTCGTCAGCTGAAGCGTGCCCGCCGAGACGAACAGGAGCCCAGGCACTAGCACCCACCACCCCGCTTTGATGGCGACGATACTGAGCGCACAGATTGCCCACACGGGGACGTGGATCTGTGAGTCGGTTTCCACAAGCCAGTAGAAGGCGTACGCCACGGTAGCAAGTACAGGGCCAACCCATCCCGCCACGAGGCACCCCGTCACGGACGACAGGTA